CTTCGATCTTGCGTCGATGAGCGAAGATTTCCATCGCTTCTTGCTCGACGGATTTCTTACTAGTGAGTTTCTTAAATAGAGGAGGATTCTTGGCATTCTTAGAGGCTTCGTTGATATCAGAAACAGCGCCAGCCCACGCTGCCATCTGACCCATGCAGTCTTCTAAGTCTCGTCCTGCTGCAACGAGCTTCTTAATGCCATTAAATGCTGCCGATGCAGTAGCAATGGCGGTTACAGGGTCTAGCATCACCCTCTCCCATATAACCGCCCATTACTATATTACCAAGGAACGCCAGCTTCCGTAACGGGGTTCTTCTGGGCTTCGATGTTAGCTGCAAGGGCCGCTTCGGTGGCGTCCTTGTCCACGCTCTCCCACACCCAAGCCAGTACGTCAGCCTCAGTGAGGGCGTCGTAGGGCTTAAAGTCAGGCGCAGCGGCATCAGGCGTAAAGCCCGCCGTGCCGTAGGAGGACGCGGAGAAAGTGTCTTCCCCAACAGTCTCAGAGGCCGTGCAGCGCCAGTGCGCCACGATAACGCCCCCGTCTGCGAGTTCACGCTCAAGGGTTGCGATGGTCCAGTTCATAGTTGCTGCCATTGTTATGCTCCTTTGTGGTTACGACCAAGGTAACGAGGCGGTGCCTTTTGATAGTTTTTTATGTTTTTCGACGCGTTGCATTAAGTAGTTTTGTATTTCACTAATTCTTTCGTCGCCTATTGCGTTTGTAATCCACTCTCCAACTATGGATTCTGTAAGTTCGCTATATTCGACGTACTGAGCGTCATCTTTATTTGGGGTAAAGGTACTTGATGACAAATAAATGCTTTCAAAGCCTCCGTCCAAATACTCGTATTTCCAAAGTGCCTCAATGACGCCGCCGGTTTCATCTGTGTTTAGCTTGGTGATTATTAAGTCCATTTTTAATCCTCTAGCTGAAAGCGTCAGTTGCGATGCCGACAAAGGTAACGGACCCACTTCCGCCCCCGCCATACTGCCATACTAAATTAAACGTAATTTTTTCGTTTGCCGAATCGTGCGCAATATCTACTTGCAAATTGGTGCCCCCGCCAATATTTTGCGTTACGTCAACGACATTAGTAATCGACAAAGCTGTTCCGGCATTGCCTAATTCTCCGTGCACATACCACATTTGCCGCGATCCCTGAGCATAATTAAGCGCTCTATTTGTCGCATAAAAGTAACCAACGATAACCACCCCTCTTCCCGTACCGTCAAAACCAAAGTCAGAGGCAGCAAACTCAATCTCGGGAGAAGCCCCAAAATTCCCGTTCGCACTTTTTGTTTTAATAATGCCGTTACCGACTAAATCCGTTGCATTATTGTTGGCTAGCACTGCGCCTGAGAGGTAGAGGTCTTTGAAGCGAGCAGATGCATCACCTAAATCAATAGCGGCATCACGGTCAGCGCCAGTTGACTCATTAAACGGCAAAATGTCATCGCCCGCATCCCTAAATCTAACGCCAGTATCGCCAGTGCCGATGTAAAGATCACCAGAGTCAGCACCAATCGACCCCACCGTGGTGTTGTCTTTGTAAAACTCCGCAAGGTTTCCGTCAGAGGTTAGGCGGTTTAGAACTAATATTCTGCCGCCATTTTTTGTGCCGATAATCTGACCATCGGACCTAAGCTCAGAACCTTCGCTGCTAAAGCTACTTGAAGTCTTCCCCACCAGCAGCTTGCCGCTGGAGTCAAAACGACTCACCTCAGTACCATTTATTTGAAACGCTAGATGCGAAACACCATCAACGGCCATTGCGGTATCTGTTCCGCTTCTTCGCAACCCACCAACGTAATTATCGTCAGACTTACGAGCAACTAAAAAGAAATTCCCGTTAGCAGAAGCGTTGGTGTCTTTTAAGTTTAATTGTTGTGTTTGTGAACCGGCACTAGAAGACGCAATAAGAACCTGCTCGCTACCTACCGACGTTGAGGTTCCAACAAGCAACCTGCCGCTGGAGTCGATGCGCATGGCTTCTGCGTCGTCCGCCATAAACGCAATTTCGTTTCTAGATGTAATAGCAAGATTATCTAATAGCGACGATGATCTATAAGAATATACAGTATTCAGGTCTGCTCGATTATCGAAGGTACGAGAAAAACCGATTGATCCGCCCAATGCAGAATAATCAGATGGCGTGTAATTAGGAGTTTGATTGATTTGAACTCTTTGCGTAGCCGATGAATAAATTTCTAGCTTTGTTCCGGGACTACTCGTCCCAATCCCCACCGCATCCGCAGACGCATCAACAAACAGCGTCCCAGAATCAAAATTAACATCACCGCTCGCGGTCAGCGTCGTAAAGCTCCCCGCCCCCGCACTCGACCCGCCAATGGTCACGCCGTCGAGCGTTCCTCCATTAATGTCGGCTGTCGTGATCGTTACCGATCCGATGGTGCCGCCTTCGATCTTGTCGCCGCTGATCTGGTCGTTTGCGAGCGTAAGCGTACCGGCGGATACGTCCAGCGTTTTGCCTGCGCCTACGGTAACGTCGGAGGTGGCAATCGTGGCCCCGTCAATCGTCCCGCCGTTGATATCTACTGTCGTAATAGTCAGAGAGCCAGCGGTATCGCCAGACTCTAACTTGTCGTTATTGAGGTTCGTAAAGTTTGCGTCCACCTCATTATTAGTAAGGGGGGAGCCTTTGCCAGAACGAGTTACGATGGTCGCCATTTTCTCACCTCAAGTTAAAAGGGGCCCCGAAGGGCCCCGGTAGATCAGCTAGCAGAGAGGGTGATCGTCCAAGTGATTTGGAGCGTATCGTCCGCTGCTTTATTGATAACACTGAACACCGTACGACAGAGCATGGTGCCAGCGGTAGAGGCGTTGAAGATACCAGCCTCAGTGATAGCACCCGTACCCTTACCTGCTTCAAACGACGAAACATAAGTGATGGTGTTCGTGCTTACAGTCGTGGAATCAAGCGCTTCACGAGAGCCAAGGATAGACTCAAGGTCCGTATCCCCAGCAGCCGCAGCCGTAGTCCCAGAACCTACCGCCATGTGAGACATAACCGCCTCACTAACCCCTTCCATCCGGTCACAGATGAAGTTAAGGCCAGCGGAGACGACAAGGTTCTTCTCCGTGCGCTCTTCCTTGATGTTTCCATCTTTATCGCGGAGGACCAATCCCAGATCGCCCCGCAGCTTCAGCCCATCATTAATCATGGGATCGCTCCTTTAGAACGTGAGTGAGTAACCGACATAATCCTCTGCGAAATAGTCAAAGGCGCAATACCCCTGACCCCGCAGCGAACCGGCGTCGGCTACATTCCCCGAATCGCTGCGCGTACTACCTACAGATTTTACATCAGCATCAATAAATTGCGCGATGTTGATCGTGTTCTTAAAGAACTGGAAGGTCTGATCGTCCCCAGCCGCAGCCCCGTTTACATCATCGGTGACGAACATCGTATTGGTTAGGAGCTTCGTAATCGCCTTAGCGTCAGTATCAGTAAGGCTGGCGGCGTCAGATTCCACCTTCCCAAACAGAAGCGTATCGTCATCCGTGATAGCCGTACTGTCCGCTTCCACCTTACCGAAGTCTTTAACGTCTGCATCTGTCATTGATGCAACGTCATCAACGGGACGGGTAAATGCCTTAACGATGGCTTCTGCAACCGATGGGTTCTCAGATAGCGCCTTAACTGCTGCCAATATCTGCGCGTCTGTAAAGCTCAAGGGGTCCGATGGGACTTTCCCAATGGCTTTAATATCGGCATCGGTCATAGCCCCAATGTCAGAGGGGTTCTTACCGTATAGAGCTACGTTTGCGTCCGTAACGCCTGCCGAATTGGCAAACGGCTTCCCTACGCTCTTAGAATCGCTGTCAGAGGCCGTAGGAGCCTCCACAAGCCCTTTGAACAATAGGAACTGCCCCAGTATAGGTACTGAGGCTATCGCCCTCTGAGCGACCGTAGAAGCGACCGCACGAAGGCTTGTGAGAGTCGCCTTAAGGCTCACTAGAAATCCTCTCGCACGAAGAAGTCTAACGTCTCATAGATCGTCTCTATTGTGCTATCTGAGAAGGTAATCTCGATCTCACCCTGATAGTTACCGGGGTCAATATCTAAATCCCCATCGGAGAACGCAAAGATCGCGATCCCTTCTGAAAGGTTGTCCCCTACATCGGTAGCAATGAGGGTAAAGGCGAGCGTAGCCGATCCGCGCTTCCGTACCTTTAAGCGTACGGTGCCGCCAGACATATCAACTACTGCACCCGTATCTTCACGGGTAACAGTTACCTTAATTTGTGGGCCAGTATCGCCCTGAACTAGATTGATAGTGGACATTTACTAACCCTCTGGCGGAACAGGCCAATCGCTATCTGATAGCTTAGGCCAGTTTACATGATTCGGTAAATCTCTGAGAGCTTGACGATAGGTAGCCCAGACAGTCTTGTTAGTCGGAGCATCAGGCAATTGAGTCCAGTCTGATTGCTGAAGCAATAAATCACGACGCAGCTTTGAATCATTTTCCGTCTGATTAAACGGATCATGCGGCTCTATTTCCACCAACTGACCATCTTCGACCATGAACCGCGCAGGATCATGCCAGCCTTCAATAACACCTTCTCCTTCGGTAAGCCTGTCCTGCACATTGTCAGTAGTCATAATGTTGGAGATCAATCTGCCTGTTGCTATTTCATAGCGCGTCCACTTCATCGCTTCAGCTCCAGACACCGAATATATGGAAACCGGCCATAAACGGTATAAGAGGGGGTACGGCCAATGTGCAACTCATATCTGTAGACGCCAGCCGGTACAGAGTCTACATAACTGATGCTGATCTGTGCCCCAAGATTTTTGTCAATATATGGATTATAGGTCTGATAAATCGGCGTCTGAATGCCCGAATTTATTCGATAAATCCACATTTGAATGCCGGTATATTGGTTCGTATAGAACGCACTCGCGGCAAATTCAAAGGCCGCAAAAATATCAACGGGCCCACCCTCCGTTGCGATCAGGATATCAGCCTTTCTATTCGCTAAGTTGTAGCCAGAGGAAAGGTTGTTCGTCACCGTTGTGGCGCTGGTTGAACTATTGAAGTCCACTTGAATACCAGAGACGGCATTAGCCGCAATCTGCGTCGTATCAACACCACCGCTCTTAACGATCAGGTTCCCGCCGCTAGTATCCAGCGTCACATTGTCTATCTGGATATTGTCAGCACTTAAGGTACCCGTGCTGATATTGTCCGCATCAAGGTTCGTTACGGAGACAGTGCTAGCGTCGAGCGTACCTGTATTGATATTACTCGCGTTAAGGTTCGTAACCGAAACAACACCCGCGTTCAGAGTTCCCGTATTGATGTTGCTGGCGTTGACATTGGTAACATTGACCAAAGAGGCGTCAAGCGTACCCGCGCTAATGTAGTCAGCGACCACCTCGCTCAACGCTAGAAGCTGTACAGGCTCTGCTAAAAGGCCACCACGAAGAATGATATCTGTCGTGCCTGTCTCAATATAGGCAAGGGCCAGCATATTGTCCGTTGGGGTGAAGGTTACGCCGACGCTGTTATTGTCGTAGTACCAAGTCGTCCCCTCTTTCCAGACGAAGGCGGCTCGACTGCTACTTGCTGACACAGTGAAGTTCGCACCCGAAATGTCGTAAACGAGATAGCCTTTCTTCCCTGCGACATTAGTTGCGAAGGTAACGGAACTAAACTGATTTCTGGAAACGGTGTAGGCCGTTCCATTCCACACAAAGAAGCCATCAGTGCCCACGACTGGCGAGCCGGTATTGTTTACTCCGACCAGCGCCCCTTCACCACCATTTGAAGTTCCGTCGCTATTCCTATTCAACAGGAGGGCAATGGTCTTACCCTTGTTAAAGACGTTGTTTATATCATTCGTTGAAAGGACCGTGCTTCCGTCCGTATCGAAAACATCCGCCCCCACCGTCGCCCCAACGGTTGCGTTATCTTCTGGCCTACCCGTCCCTGTAACTTGCGGCCAGTCTGCCGTTTCCGAAAAGCTCGCATCGTCATTCAATTGGGACGTATTGATCTGCCCAGCCGTGGCTTGAATGGTTGAGGTATCCGAATCAGGGTCGCGGACAGATAAACGTCCATCAACATCTATAGCCCTGATCCAGTAATACCTCTGAGTCCCACGGGTTAATTCATGGCGGAAGATCGTTCCACGGGTCCGACCGATCTCGCTAGCACCAGACCATGCCGACGTAGCAGATGCGTAGATAATGATCTCATCGTAGCCCGATGCCCGAGGCGGAGCTTGCCATTCAAGGAATACGGCTTCTTCTTCTGCCGTCGCCTGAAGACCAGAGGGCGCTGATACGGCTTGATCTGCGAAATCCACTACCCCAGCAAGGGTGCGGGTTGAATAGTCTCCGATCAAAGGATCAGCGTAGGAGGAGGACGAATCTTCCTGAAGGGTAAGGTTAAAACCAGAGTCAGGGGAGAAGCTCCACCCATCAACCCGAAAGACCTTGTTAGACCATGACAGCTCTTCAATGGATAGCTGGATGCGATCCCCAACTGCCACCTTCATCGCCTTCCAGTTGAAGGGGACGATGCACCTAAGCTGCTGATTGTTCAGGTTAAGCTGCTTAAAGGCGATCCGTTGAGCCATGTATTCGGAATTGGTAAACGGTAGGCGAATCTCTTGGGTAAGAATCTGCCCACCATCCCGCGTGTTCCGATAACTGGTGTTCTCTACCGGGATAAATTCCGTCGCCACATAATCCGAAGAAGGGTCAATGTAGGTCCCGCGAATCTTGTTGTAGCGCTGGGTACGAGTCCGCTCGGGTTGAATCTGCACATCCCCGATAACGTCATCTCCCGTAAACGTATAGGTGGGAGCCTCATACGCCGCTGCGCGAATCCGGTACTTCCCGCCAGACCAAGTGATCTGACCGGACATAGCAGACAGCAGTTGCCTGATGTTCTCCGCGTAGGTTTCACCAGTTGATAGCGCACCGTTACAGGTAAAGCGCTTCTCCGATCCACCGGGGATGGTTACTGATACATCACACACATCCGCAGCATCAGCGACTAAATCCCAGTCAATGTCATCATAGGTGACACCCTCTGCACCCATCCCTAATCGGGAGTCGAAGAGGTAATCCGCAAGGCAAAGGGCAGGATTATCTGACCATTCCCAAGTGCTGGGGTCAGCTAAACGGTGTGTTCCTGATCCGCCAGCCGTAGTGTCCTTCCGAGGATCGTAGACCTTCTTCCCTTTAACCACTGCTCGGATGTTCTGAGGCGCCCCTTGTGCCCAGACGCCTTCACCAGTAGCCGTGCCTAACTCAAAGGCAGAGACGATATACGCAATGCCCTTCCCATCGTAAGCAGAGGTCCAGTCACTAAATGCAGTTGCAAGCTCAGTTACATGGGTTTGGGTATCCGTCCCCAATCGACGGTAGAAGTTCGTTACCTGATTCCCACCGATAGGACCGTACTTACCTGACGTAACGCCACCAGTACCACCCCAGTCAATCGCAGAGGACAGAATCTGATCACCGTCTAGCCAGATTTCCGTTATGTCCTCGATCTCATGCTGACAGAGGCTAATAACAGTCCAAAGGGTAGAGTTATCGTTCGTGCCGGGGGTAGGAGCAGTGTTCGTATAGACGACAGGCCCAGAAGTGCGAGCAGTTCCATAAATGATCCGTGCAGGCTCAATTGCGCTACGAACCGTAATGTCGCGAGCAGCCCTTGCGGAGTCTTTACGAGCATCAGCAGCGGCTTTCTTTGAGGCATAAGAGGTATAAGCGATAGATGCGAGCGCAGCGCCAGCAGCCAAGGTAGCAGCACTAGCACCAGCTACCGCGACTGCCGTAGCACTAGCAGCCGTACCAATGGCTTGAGCCGCAAAGACGACTGCCGTTAATGCTGCCTGTGGCATTTAGATTCTCCAGCCTTCTAAAGCGTATCGCAGAGGAGCTTTGTGCAATCCCCTCATAACAGGAACCAATGCACCATCAGGAACCCGCACACCCATAATCTCTCCCGTCTTAGGGAGCTTTAATTTTAACGCATCACCCGTCTCTGTATCCTCTACCGAAATAGGATTGCCAAAGACATAGGTCATTAGCTCAGAAAGACCGCCAGCCTCTTCTATCAAGAACAATGCTTCGCGCTCATTCATGTAAATAAGTTCTGGCGCAGGATCAGCACCCCTATATAACGTCGCTACTTCACGGACGAACTCGCAGCAATCAAAATCCCCATATTCAAATGGAGCATCTTCGAACTTCCGAACCGCTGTCTTAACTGCTTCGTATTTCGTCATCGCAAATTGATATCCGGAGCGATTCCGCCTCGGCCACCACCGCCGATACCGATAACAGGGCTTCCTGTCCCAAAGGTCTGGGTCTTACCACCCCACCGGAACTTAGCCTCTACCATTTGCGGTAAGTATTTGTAGAACAGATCGCCAGAGAACTCGGACTGGTGGTCAGCGTCATTCTGTAGACGTCCATTGGTCTTCTCAAAGGCTGCTAGCTGGGATTCACACGACACCCGAATGACGGACTGAGCCCCTACGGCCACCTGTACATCGTCAATCTTGCCTGACCACATAGGGTGGGGATCGGAGAGGACTACCCGATCTAACCCAATGAACCCAATGGATAAATACACTTCCCGAAGGATGGTGTCGTCCGTTAGGTGGGCATTGGCTATCGTCGCGTCAATGCCAGACAGGACTAGATCAACCTTATAAGGGGAAATGTCTATACCTTCTTCGATCTGAGAGATGGACCCGAAGTCACCTAATCCTGACCATGTACGAGGAGTGCCACCCCAATCATCAGCGGTAATGTCCCCGATATTGTCGTGGAGATAGAGCGTCCCCGTAGGAGAGTCGTATTTGATCTCGCAGAACACTACAGGCCGAACGATTACGTCATCGACCGCATTAACATTTGCCGTGCTTAAGTCCCTGCTCATGCGATCACATCCTCCACGCACTCAAAGGAGAAGTTAGAGATGCGAGGGGAACGGTTGCTCCACGTTGTCTGAGGGCTGATTAGACGGAAGATGCCTTTAGGATTGGTGATGGTTACTGCCGCGTTATCAGCAGGCGCTTCCCGAAGTTCAGGCACGAAGTCCACCGTAGCCGATCCAGCCGATATGGTGGCGTCTGCTACGCACATCTTTAGCTCGCCATTCACCTCAAAGAAGTCACCAGCGAGGAAAGCATAGGAACCGCTAGACCAACCATCAATCACTAGCTGATTACCTGTTTGGCTTCCACCTGCCACTAGAGGCGTCCCAGTCCCATCTGCCCTACGGGAATAGCTGTGATCCTCTAAGAAGAAGTTATTAGCCGTAGCCGTAAGCTGCGATAAGAACGCCTGCATCACAGCCCTCTCGGAATCAAAGAGGTTCTCGTAGGAGAGCGTTACCCGCCAGCGATTCCCCGTCCTTTGAGCCGTCTGAATAGCTCCAGTTAAAGGCGATACGAACTGACGAGCGTTAGAGACGATAGACCACTCCGTTTGGGTGGGCTTAGTCGTGGGCATCGTTAAGGGCATTAGAACCGCCTCCGTGCCAATAGATCAGCGATCTCGGCCTTCTGTTGTCGTAATTGTGCCGTGAAGATGGCGCGATCCTGTTCCGTTGCGCCACCAGAGATGTTCACTGTGGGGGAGTAGACAAGGCTCGTACCGCCACCCATAGACTCATTCGTAGCAATCCGTCCGCCAGCATTACCCATAGTCAGGACTTCAGGCCCACGCTCACCCACTACATAGGATTCTCCGGGGCGCACCTGACCGCCCAGAGCGCGCCCTGTGAGGCTTTTAGCTGAGAACGATACCCCAGCAGCGATGATTGCTCCCGCAGCCGCAGCGCCCAATGCAGGGCCAATGACGGGGATACCTGACATAGCCTTATAGGCTTTCATGGCAGCAGTATAGGAATCGGAGATGATTTGCGCCGCGTTCTGCCGCTTCTCAGCGTCTGCTAGATTGATAGCTAAAGCTGCTGCCTTCTGCGCGTTGTCAGACTTACCACTAAGGAGATCATTGGAGAACTCAAGAAGGCGATCCGTATTCTCTTGCGCTAAGCGAACCCGCTCTTTCTCGGCTTCTTCCTCTGTGCGGCGTAACTTATCTGCGCGAGCTAAGTCTTCTCTGGCGAACGCATCCATAAGGCTACGTTCGTCCCTTCGGAGTTGCGCCAGCTCTTCTCGGGCCTTCTTCTCTTCTTTGACGGTATCAATTAGCTTTTGCTTAGCTTCGATCTCGTCATAGATTCGATTGATCTCAATTATCTGCTGGTCTCCAGCATTGGCCCGTTTTGCTATCTCAAGATCACGCTCTCTACCAAGCAACCCCATAAGGGCCAGTTCTTCTTCTAGCCCTTCAATCAGATCACCTACGCTATCTGAATTCCCATCAATGACAGCGCGAAGGTTCTTAAGCTTTTGCTCAGATAGACCGATTTGAACTAGAAGCTCTTGCTCCTTGTTCTTCTGCTCTTCTACTTTCTCTGCGGAAAGGCCATAGGCAGCAGCCAAAGGGTTTAACACATTTGTTAGCTTGCTATACCGCTCTCTTAGGGCGTCTAGCCGCTCTTGCTCCTGAGCGATCTTTAGCTCTGTTTGACGACGGATAAACTGCTGCTGGATTTCATCAAGCTCGTTGAACTCTTTCCCAAGACCATCAATCGCTGCCTCTAGCTCGGCAGAACTCATGCGAACGGTTTTCATATTGAAGGCAACGCCAGCGAGGGCCGCACCTACCGCGATGAATGCACCGATTACAGCACCACCGGGGCCGAACACAGAGGCAATCTGTGGGCCCTGCTGAGCGAGGATAGTGAAGGCAGAGGTTCCCGACTGGGCCTGAACCGCAACGTCTTGAAGCTGGAAGGATAGCTGGGAGGTAGCGTTTTTAGCAGCACCAAATCGGTTGCTAGCATTAACGACATTCTTGCCCAGACTTTGAGCAGACGTAGAGGCAGTGCTTGCCCTTTTATTGAAGTTAGACAGGTCCGTAGTCGCTTTACGAACCTGTGCGGTATCTGCCTTTAGAGTAATTAAACCTTCTACAGCGGCCATTTAGGTTCTACCCCGCGATACTTTGCCAGCGCCATGATGGCTTCGACTTCCCAGCAATCTAACTCATGGCCCGTCAGGCGTACATAACTCTCGATCTCCGAATAAGTATACTCCGAAAGCGAGGTGTACGCTTGCCAGACGCTATCATGCTCTTGGGATAGCTTAGGCCCAGTCTGTAGCTCTTTAGGCGTCCTCCCGGTGGACTTCTCTACCTGCTTCAACGTCTCGTAGCGGCTAACCGATGATCCTTCTGGCTTTGAGTGCATATACATACACCACCGGCCATACCGTACGAACTCGTCAGCTAGCCCTTGGTAAAATTTCCCGAGTCAGCCAGAAAGGTTAGAAGCTGGGTCACGATAGAAGGGGACTGCTCATAGAGAGCTTTGGCGTTGGCCTTCGTACACTTATAGGGCTTGCCACCCTTTGTAAGATTCCGCCAGTCAATCGTAATAGCTACGAGCGCCTCTACGTCTAACGCTTCGTAGTCTAGCTCCTCTAGCTTCCCTTCGGACTTGGCTTGAACAATGGCAGAGGTTTGGCGTTTGCGCTGTTGACGCCACGCCTTAGAGTCTGCGCCTTTGATCTTAATGAATACGTCAGTAGGGGAACCATCCACCGGGGAGAGGATGTTTACCTCTGCCCCGGCTTCATGGCTTGCCGCAGTGGCTAGCTTTTCAAACTCCATAATCCCGCCCTTTTATGGGTTATGCAGCAGTCCGCGTAATCACGATGTTGGACGCATCCGAGGAGTCATAGAGGCCCACGAAGTCCATAGCGATAGTGATTGCACCCTCGCCAGACACATCAGGCTGACCGCTGTTGTACTTTACGTTGCTGATCTCAATGAGGTAGTCGTTCCCATCGAGATCGGTAAGGGTCAGAGCAATGCTGCTGCTGGTTTCGTTAAGGAACTTCTCGTACAGAGCCTTGGACTCAAAGTAGGTCGTCAGCGTCCCCGTAAGACGGCTCTTGCCAATGGCAGGACGTTGCGTCGTAGCAGAACCCACAGCGAACAGAGGCTCGATGCCGTTCTCTAGCGAAAGCTCAAGAGCAGTCACCGTGGCAATGGGGGAGCCGCCCTCATTGATGGACCCAGTGAAGGAATCAAAAGGCGTATTGCCCACATCCGCGCTGTAGGTGCTGGACGCCACCTGAGAGGTGTTAAGGCTCAAATCCTTACCAATCACCCCGAAGGTAGCAGTGACCATTGAGTTAGGCGATACGCTAAGGGCCAAGGAGTTAATCTCACAGCCCGTATAGCGATGATACTCAGGAACTGCGAGGTCAGCGAACTTGCGCTCAAAGGTGAAGGAGCGGCGGGTAACGCCAGCCTTTAGAACATCAGCACTCCAGCTTCCGCACAGAGCCGCTTCTAGAAGGTCATCAAAGGCTTCGTATTCCAGTTCCCCAGTAAACTCGCCAGAAACGCTCTTGTTCCCGTGACGGAAGTCCTCTACCTGACGATCACCACGGAGCTTTTCGGACTCCACAGCGTCTTTCGTCAAAGCAAGAGTCGTCCCAGTGTGAGGAACGGGCGTCCAAGTAGGCGTGGAAGGCGTGGTTCCGTAGGTCACTTCTGCAACGTAGTGCAGACTATGCTGTGCGCCGTTTGCAATGGTCATGTTCGTGCCCCTGTATATGTCTGCACATCAATCGAAACCGGCACGAAAACCCACGCGCCGTCTAATAATGCAGGACCGATACTAACAGACCGAACCCGCAAACTAGTGCCATTATAAGACAGAACTGTACCTCTCTTAAAATGGTCCGCAATTGTATCCGTGAGCGTAGTACGACCCGCTCCCCGTGGATACACAACGTCTACCTGATAGATAGCGTTAGTCTCATCCTTACCAGAAGCGCCCAGAGAGGCTTGTACGGTCTCTGTAGGTAGGAACTGTGGCCGAAGGTAGGTAGTACCTGCTTTCGGCTCATAGGGGATGTTAGGCCACGCTACGGGCGTCGAGTCCATAGAATCTAGACGAGCATCAAGCGCAGCCTGCATATCATTGAAATAGGTACTCACTTGTTCGCCTCATTCATACGAGCCTGAAGCTCTGCAACACTGCGCCGAAGCATCCCGCTTGGTGCCTGATCTGACCAGCCATATTCTAAGCGACGAGCATAGGGCAAGTTGTTTGTTAGATAGAACGTGGCTCCTATCTTTAGATTTTCGATAGTTGTCCGAGCCTCACTGATTGAGCCTGCGCCAGAACGGTCTGCGCTATTTGTCGTTGCTGTATTGATGGCATTTACAGAGGCTTGCCAGTTATTCCGAAACCGGCCTGTATCTACTGGGCTACGCTTAATAATTCGGCCAGCCAATCTAAACAGCGTCCCCCGAATCACCTTCTCGGGTATCTCGGAGAACTCTAGCGTCGCTTCGGTCCAGCCTTTCATTTCCGAATCTGTAGGTTCGATGCGACCACGGTCCCACTGGGCCCGATATCGCTAATGTTGATAATACGAAACGTATCTCCGCCCACAGCCACCGTATCGCCGACTTCATACGAGTGCCCTTCTGCGAGCATACGTCGATCACCTTGGAGAATTGATCCATCGCCCCTATCCGCATCTGAGTAGTCAAAGAGACAAGCGTACTTCGTGTACGTCGTAGAAGTATCCGTAGTAGTCCCAGTAGCCGGGGCATACGCTCCTTTCGTCACTCGGGTAAACGTGTAGAGCGCCCCGAACTTCGTCAGCATCCGGGCAGCGGATTGAGTGAGAGGGGTGTAGTTATAGCTCACGCCCGAGACACCATCGTGACCGGCTGAATGAGCTTACGAAGGGCGCGATCAAGGGCAGGCGTGGACCGCTTCATACCTACGTTATCCTTGTAGGTAATCTTGATTGAGTCGATCTGCTCCGACGTTACCTCACGCTCCGAGGGCGCTAGACGGGAATCACCGTCAATCTCGATCTTCACCAAT